TGATACTGATGGGTGAGACATGGGCTTTTAAAGATAGCCCTGTCCACTTCATCGTATATGCTGGTCTCTCCAATAAAGCCTCTGACTTAGATAATATAATTAAACCTTTACTTGATACCTATCAAAACATATTCGAGGAGTTCAATGATAAAACCGTACAAGGAATTATCCTTCAAAGAGACAGAGTTAAACGAGGAAGAGAGTACCTCTGGGTTCGAGTTACAGAAGCAAAAGAACTTGAAGTGGGACTCGAAGCATTCAAAGACTCGGAAAAAGAAAAATCGTAATCGTGATATAAAAATCGAAAGGGATTACTGGTGAAAACTAATTGTGAAAAATGTGGAAGCTCTGATGCTAACCATATCTATAACGATGACAACCCAAGAAGCCACTGTTTCTCATGTGGGACAACTTTATTTATAAATGAAAGAAAACCAATGGAACTTATAGAAGACACAGACTTCCTTATGAACTCATCTATGATTGATGAGATCAGTACATACAGAAGCTATCCAATGTCTAGTCGTGGGATCTCTCAGGATGTGGTTGATCATTACAATGTCAAGATGTCTGTAGATGTTAATGGTAAACCTCAATCACACTTCTATCCTTACACTATTAATGGAGAACTGTCTGCATACAAAGAGCGTAAGCTCCCTAAAGAGTTTCGTACTCATGGAGACTTTAAAAATGTCGAACTATTCGGACAACAACAATCAACATCTGGATTTACGTTGGTCATCTGTGAAGGAGAAATCGACGCACTCAGTGTCGCCCAAGCATACAAAGAAAAGTACGGTAGAACCTATTCTGTGGTCGCTGTGCCTTCTTCATCTTCTACCTCTTGTGCTCTTGCTCAAAGGGATTGGATAAACTCCTTCAAGACTGTCGTAATTATGATGGATCAAGACGAAGCTGGTAAGAAAATGTCTGACTTCCTGGGGAAAATGATTAAACCAGGTAAGGCTAAAATCGCAAAGCTACCAGAGAATGACGCCAACGATACATTGATTAAGCATGGTTGGAAGACTTTACTAGAGTGTGTGTGGAATGCACAAAGTTGGAACCCCTCAGGTATTGTTACAGGTAAACCTATCTGGGATCAATTCATTCAACGACAGAACGTAGAGTGTGTACCCTACCCTGATTGTTTGAGTGGTTTAAATAATAAACTAAAAGGAATTAGACATGGTGAGATTACTCTATTCACTTCTGGAACTGGCAGTGGTAAATCTACTATTATCAAAGAAATTATCTTGGATCTCCTCTCAAAAACAAAAGATCGCGTGGGGCTTATCAGTCTGGAAGAAAGCGTTGGAGATACGGCAGAGAAGTTCATTGGCATGGTACTCAAAAAGTCCCTTAATGAAAATACATCTCCATCTGAAAACGAACTTAGACAAGGTTTTGAACAAGTGTTTGGAGATGAAAGACTCGTCCTCCTCGACCACCAAGGATCAGTCGGGGATGACAGCCTCATTGATAAAATCGAATACATGGCCCTCATGGGCTGTAAATATCTGGTCCTCGACCACATCACAATCGCAGTCTCAGAAGGAAGTGATGGTTTATCAGGTAATGAAGCCATCGACAAGTTTATGTCAGACCTCCTCAAAATCGTCAAGCGACACAACATCTGGCTAGGGTTGATCTCTCACCTTCGTAAAGCACAAGGTGGTAAAGCGTTTGAGGATGGTAACATTGCATCCATCGATGACATCAAAGGTTCTGGTTCTATCAAACAGATATCCTTTGACATCATTGCATTCTCTAGGAACCTGACAGCAGCCGACGAGTACGAACGTAACACTGTTCAATTTAGGGTGCTTAAGTCTAGGTTCACAGGTAAGACAGGTGATGCTGGTGCTGCAACATATGACTCAGAGACTACCCGACTTCAGAATAAAGAGGTTGGTTTTGATTACATAACCACATAGGAGAATACATGTCAGCACTCCAAGAGATAGTTGATTACCTTGTCAAGAGGGTAGATGGTGTGAGTCCTGCACGTCGAAGACCCCACCTTGCTGGGCTCTTGATGAGATTGTCTGGAAACTATAGTGAACGTATGGAAGGGTACGTTGTTAAAAGTATCTCTATACTTCAAATGCAATTCACTAAGGATACTAGCTCAAGCCCAGCTGGTACCACTACACTCACCAATGCATCTAGTAAGATAGGACAGAGTGTGGGTAAAGAACTAGACCGAGAGCCCCTTCCCTGGGGCTCTGTAGTGTCCATAGGGGACTTGTTCGTAGAAGCCTTATACAACCTAGGGTTTATCGACTTGTCCTACGCTAAGACTCGTAACAGCTGTCATGTGGTATCTGCATCCCACAGGTGGTATGAGTTAGGTGTAATACCTGAAAGAGGTGGGAGTTTCCCCCTAGCCTCTACGAGTATCATACGACCAGAGGATATATCTGGTATGATACAACAGATCAATGGTGTTCATAGACCAGTTATAAAAGGTAGGGTAGAGGGTGATCCAATAGACCCCTACGCACCTTGGGTACAAGCCCTTAACAAACTACAGCAAACTGCTTGGAAGATAAACAAACCAGTCTACAATGCAATGATTGAGAACAAAGAGTTGTTCTTATCTACTGACCCTATAAAAGACAATGATGCTAAGGAACTCAAACGTAGAAGTAAGATGGTTGAGTGGGCATTCATATCAGAGAAGGCACGTAAACTATCAGAGCTAGAGGCTTTCTATCAGTACCTGGATGTAGACTATCGTGGTAGGTTCTACTACTGTGAGAGCTTTATGAACTTCCAGGGATCTGATTTAGCCAGGGGTTTGTTTAAGTTCCAGCACTCAAAACCCATGACCGAAAGTGGATTACAGTGGTTGGCTATACACACAGCGTCTGTCTTTAACATGTCCTACAACATAGATGAAATACCTAAGTGGTGTACATCTGATTACAAAAAACACCTTGAGGATGAAGGGTTAGACAACATCTCTGTTGATAAGATGACCCTAGAGGACCGTATAGTTTGGACCAATGAGTACATGGATGAAATCATACAAGCTGGTAAGAACTTACAGTTCTCTGATCAAGCCGAAAAGAAAGTATCCTTTCTTGCCGCTTGTGTTGAGTGGTATGAGTTTGACTGTGCCTACAAAGACAATCGTATCCACATGACTAGCTTACCTATACCTATTGATGGGAGTAACAATGGTTGGCAACACCTAGGAGCAATCTCTAAGGATGAACAGACTGGTGAGTTGGTTGGTCTAATACCCTCAGAGATACAGAAAGACTTCTATGTGCAAACAGCAAAGGAGATGATTGGTCTGTGTAAAGATGATAGACTTAATGGTATCTTATCCAGTATGCCCATGAAGAGTATACGTAAGGGTATATCCAAGCGTGGCTCCATGACTAGGGCATACTCAGCAGGCTCTAAAAAGATTGCTGAGAACATGTTCTTTGATTGTAAGTCAGAGGACTACCACACAGAGTATGACATCACACAGGATGACTGTACCAAATTATCTAAGCTGCTAATCAAAGCAATTGATAAGGTATGTCCAGGCCCACTATCTACTATGAGTTACCTACAGAACCTAGCGATGTACCAATTGGGTACACATGTAAAGGTAGACTCAGAGGGGTACGAAGCTAACACTAAGTATCGTAACCTGTCTAAAATACGTGATACTTTAATGAAAAAGAACTTCAAGACTGATGAAGATCTCTATGAGCTTAACGATGTTGTGATTAAACTTAAACAGTTCACGACAAGTCTTAAGCATGGTAAAGGTAAAGATAAAATTGAGTGGAGTACACCTTCAGGTTTCCATGTGATCTATGAGAAGTGGATCATGCAAGATAGGAAAGCCAGAGGACGTATCAAAGGGTATGGGAATAAGACGGGTCAGGTTACACACGTAGCCCTTGTGCCTACACGTATGCCGGACAGAAGAGGCTTCATCTGTGGTATGTCACCCAACTACATACACTCTATGGATGCCAGTCATATGGCTTTGGTTATCTCTGAGTGGGATGGTTCCTTTGCAGCTGTACATGATAGTTTTAGTACTCATGCCTGCGATGTGGATAAACTACTCGACCTAACCAAACAAGTATTTATACGCATGTACGACTACGATAA